GGCGATTATGTTGAAATAGTATGCGACGGTACTTTTTATTACGCTAAAGGATTAGGTGTGTCTGACGACTTTGTTGCATTAGCATAATCCTAACAGATTAAACCTAAACCATAATCCATAAACTTAAAACTTAGAACGAAAAACAAATTATTTATTAATCATTAAAACTATTTAAAATGGAAAAGTTTTTTTTATTCATTGACGCTGCTGACGATGCAGCAATGTTTCCTGTAGCTAGACTACAATCTGTAACTTGTGCTAGTGATGGCGCAGTTGTTGTTAAGTTTTCTCCAGGTTCTCTTGGTGATGGACAAGCAGCTTCTATTGACTCAGTTGCATTGACTGTAACTGCTGATACTGAAAAAGCAGTTATGCAAGCAATTGCTAGAGCAGCTAATGCTACTGGACCTCAATACAATGACGGTGTAATTTTAGTAGCTGACGATGTTACTTCTAAGTATTTAGATTCTAACATTACTGCTTGCGCTATTACTCTTGATGCGTAATAAGTGAGATTAACTAGTCACGATTTACGTGAATTACAAATCCTTAAGTACTACAGGCTCACTAGAAAGTGGGTCTGTAAGACTTACGGGTTAACAGATGCCGAACTTGAACTACTAATATTTTTAGACTGTCAAGGCCGGTTTACAAGACAAGAGTTTATAGATGGTACTTATACCATGAGCTGGGATAAGAAGCGGTGGGATAAACTAAGAAAAGAAGGCTGGATAGAAGTTTGGCGACATAGAAACAGAACTACAATAAAGTACTCTGTATTTAAGCTATCATTTAAATGCCAGCAAGTAATAAGTAGAATATATAGAATACTATTAGGTGAAGAAGATATACCTACGTCAGAAAGAAGTGTATTCTATAATAACAAAACATATACAGATAAAGTCTTTAATAAGGCTATTGATGATATGATAAAAGACAAAAACAGATAGATATGGCATTTAAAATGAAAAACCCTTCAGTAGCAAAGCTAGCAAAAAACGCAGGCAATAATCGTAACGAAAAAAATGCTAATGGCCTTAGAGAAGACACGCCAAGAAGTCCGTTAAATCCTAAAGCCAAAGCAACTATGAGAAGAATTAAAAGACCAAAAATTCAAGGTTATGACCAAAACAAAAGCATTGTTCGACAAGCCCCTTCTCAATTTTACAAAGATATTACAAAACCGTTATCGATTGCTATTGGCTTAAATAGACGTATGAATAAGGCTGTTAAAGATTTTGGTAAGAAAACTGGTATCACTAAAAATATTAAGAAGAAAGCTAAAAAAGTAAAAAATTATTTTGGTTTTTACAATTAATAAAAAAGATAATGGGTTATAAACTAGGCACAGCTAAAAGACTTTACGCGGTAAACGGTGAAGTTAGAAGTAAGTTAAGATTTGCTAAATCAAAAGGCGATCCTGATGCTTCTGTGCCTGGCACGCCTGTTATTAGAAAAGATTTAGAAGAAGGTGTTATGGGTGAGGCTAATATGGATGGCAGCATTTTTATTAGCAATGACATAGAGCCTGGTAGTGAAATAGAGAGACAAGTTATTAATCACGAGATGAGGCACTCAACTGACATGCGTATAGGTAAATTAGCATACGGTGATAACTTTGTTAAATGGAACGGTAACACATATCCAAGAATGGACATCAACGGTAAAGATATGATTATAATCGATGGTGTAGCTAAAGAAGCTGGTGACGGTAACTTTCCTTGGGAAAAAGAAGCAAATAACGGAAACGCATATGGTGGGTAATATATTTGGAGGTATACTAGGTAAAGTAGTTGAAAACGCTGAAGGTATACTAGATAAAGTAATAACTACAGATAAAGAGAGAGACGCGGCAAAGCTAGCAATAAAGAAGCTAATGCTTGAAGCAGAGAAAGAAGCTTTTGCAAAAGAAGTTGAAGATCGTAAATCTGCACGTGATCTATATAAAGACGATGCTATTATTCAAAAAGTATTAGCGACGTTATTTACTGTAGCTTATTTTGGTATTACGTTTGTAATGTTTAATTACTTTGTTACAAAATCAATAAACTTAGGTGAGTTTGAAATTAGCTTCATATCAACTATATTTGGTGCTATGAGTGCTAAAGTAAATACAATAATAGACTTCTTCTTCGGCGGAAGCTCAAAGAAAAACGAACAAATAAAAGAAAAATAAAATGGGACAAAATTCAACAGAAGTAGCATACGGCTTTGGTCAGTTTGGATCTACTTATCTAACAGGTGATGGAGCTAAAGTAGATTTATCAGGAGCGTCAGCTAAATATTATGTTTGCGCTATTACAATGACAGAAGACACGACGTTTGAAGATTTAGAAATACTTGACGGTGGAGTTGGTTTAGGTTTTGCTAATACAGCTTGTGTTTCAGATGACGTTATAGATATAGATGCTGCTTGGGGTGCTGTTACAGCTGTAACGCCAGGTGATGCAACTGATAACAAAATTACTGTAGCTGTTACTACGTCACACACTTTTCCAAAAGGAGTAACTATATATGGTCTGTGGGACAACGTAGAGCTTAATAGTGGTGCTTGTATAGTTTATGTAGCTCCAAGACCAGATTATAGAACTAGAGCTTAATGTTAGGACTTGGCAATAGCGTAACAGGTGGTGCAGCTTTAAGTGATTTTGTTGTAAGTGATTTATCTGAAGTTATAACTTGGCTAAAAGCAGACACAGGAGTAACAGAAACTTCTACAGACTCTGGTGTTGTAGCTAGATGGAGAGATAACGTAGGTACTACTGATTGGATTAGTAGTACAAGCGGAAGACAGCCATCTGTTTCTGGAACAGGTGTAAATACAAAATTATCTTTTGATGGTGGAGATAGATTATATCAAAAAGAATATGATTGGAACACTACTGATGATGCTTTTGATTTTGATTTTCCGCATGATGTATTTGATGTTATGAACGCAGGTGGTAACGGAGGTCTTACTTTTTTTGTTGTAATGGAAGTAGATAGCTCTCTTGGACAAACAGTTCACTCTATTCTTACAGAAGCTCATTTTGTAGATGATGGTACACCTGGTTCTGGGTTTACAGCAAGAACTGATATATCAGGTACTATAGCTTTATATACAAAAGCTGATTTTGTTAATGTAGGAGGTATTAATGCTGGTTCGGTAGCTTTTAACTCAGGAACTAGTTCTGGCACTGAATTTCCATTAGATGCAAAATTTCTAGCTACTATAGAGTATGCAGGAGGAACTAATGGTGAAATAACTTTAAGAGTAAACGGAGTAAATAAAACATTAACTAATGGTAATACAGTAACTGCTGGTGTAATAACTATAGGTAGCCTTGGTTTAAACACTAATGGTATAAAAGGAGATTTATATGAACTAATAAATTGTAGTAGTAAACTTTCGTCTAGTAATAGAGACTTAGTAGAAAATTATTTAATGACTAGACATAGTATATCATAATGAAGTATTTTAAAGGAACATTAACAGAATGTGAGGTCTTAATACAAAGGCTTGATAATTTTTATGGGCTACCTAATGAGCATACGTATAGTTTTGGTTATCCTGAACAAGACGGTAGCGATTACATTGTAAGAATAAAAGATAGACATTATAACGATTTGACTATTGCCGAAAAGTCAAAAGTTATTGAAAAATAAATATTAACTAATTAAATTAAATAAAATGGCAAAAGTAAAAACTCCTAAAAAGGAAAAAATTGTAGACCTTAAACCTAAGGCAGAAAAAATTACAGATGAACAATTAAAAAAAGTTCAAAGTATTGTTAACACATTAAATAGAGCTCAATTAGAGCTAGGCATGATGGAAACTAAAAAGCACAGCTTGCTTCATACAATTTCAACAATACAAGATCAATTAACTTTAATGCAATCAGAGTTTGAAAAAGAATACGGTACTAACGATATTAATATTCAAACTGGCGAAATAAATTACGAAAATGGCAAAACTAATAAGGAAGATTAGTATAGGCAAAGACTACAAAAATGAAGCTATGCACTATGCTGTTGGACAAGAAGTTTATGGTGGTCATACTATTTGTGATATAATAGAAGAAAAAGAAAAGTATTCTGTTTATATTAGAAAAAACAAAGACGTATTACCTTGGAAAGACTTTAATAAAAACATGGCTGTTTCAGTCGAATACAACTTAGAATATTAAAACTATGAGAAATACACCTTTGAAAGCTTTTGCGAACGGAGACAAGAAGAAAAAATCTAAAAATAAAAAAGATATAAAAAAAACGCCTCGTCAAAAATTTATACTTGAAGGAATTCAAGAAGGCACGCTTCCTACTCCAGATACTAAAAAAAAGCTTAAGCAATTTAAGACAGCGTATTTCGACGAAAGATTTATATAGTGAAAGCAACACACAGTTTTGTAATAGAGCCTATAGGTAAAAGATACAATAACACAAAGAAAGTTGGTGATTCAGAGTTAATATTAAACACTGAAATATTTAATCACGAGTTTGTTAACAGACAAGCCGTGATTAAAGCTACGCCTACAGCTTTTAAAACAAACATACGAGTTGGTGATATTGTTATAGTACATCATAACGTGTTTAGAAGATGGCACGATATGAAAGGCAGAGAAAAAAACAGTAAAGCTTTTTTTGATGAAGACACTTATATAGTTAGTGAAGATCAAATATTTTTATATAAAACTCCTACTAACTGGTCAAGATTTAAAGAAACTTATTGGAAGGCTTGTGATGGGTATTGTTTTGTTCAACCAATAAAACAAAGAAATAAACTTGCTGAAGAAAAAGAAGAGCAATGTGTAGGTATCGTTAAGTATACGGACGGCGTAAATGAAGTTGGTGAGCTAGTTGGCTTTACACCTTTTTCAACTTATGAGTTTGTTATTGATAATACTAAGCTATACCGTGTTTTAAATAAATTTATTACAATTAAATATGAGTATCAAGGAAACGAAGAAGCGTATAATCCTAGCTGGGCGCAAAGCAGTTGATGAGTTAATTAAAGTTGCGCAAGAGCAGATTATTACAAATACTGAAGATGATGTTTCTGCTGATAGACTTAAAAACGCGGCGGCAACTAAAAAGCTAGCTATATTTGATGCTTTTGAAATACTTAATCGTATACAAGAAGAAGAGAATATATTAGAAGGCAAAGAGCCTGAAGATAAAAAAGAAAGAGTGTTTAAAGGCTTTGCTGAAGGAAGATCTAAGTAATGTACGAGCAAGCACTATATAAAATTGTTGAACCTATTAAGAAGACTACATTAAGTCGGCTTAATAAAAATAGAAAATGGGAATATGGATATAATAAAGAACATGATATTGTCGTTATTAGCAAAACTGGAAAAGTTGGACAAGTGGTGGAGATTCAAAATTTGCGAATTGGGCTGCCGCTTGAACCGAAATCAGTGCACGTGCCTGCCAAAAACAAATGGCAAAAAATAGATTATCCTAAAGAATTAAGTAAATTAAAAAACATATTTGATTGGAGAGCATATCCTGAAGAAGCAAAAGATCAGTGGTATGATTATATAGACGAAGAGTTTAAACGTCGTGATGAAGGCTTTTGGTTTATGAACAATGATAAGCCTACATATATAACAGGTAGTCATTACATGTATCTTCAATGGAGTAAAATAGATGTTGGCGCACCTGATTTTAGAGAAGCTAATAGGTTGTTTTTTATATTTTGGGAAGCTTGTAAAGCAGACAAACGCTGCTACGGTATGTGTTATTTAAAAAACAGACGTAGCGGCTTTTCTTTTATGAGCTCAGCTGAAACCGTTAACTTAGCTACTATATCAAGTGACTCTAGATATGGAATACTATCTAAAAGTGGTGCTGATGCTAAAAAAATGTTTACCGATAAAGTTGTACCAATATCTGTCAACTATCCGTTTTTCTTTAAACCGATACAAGACGGTATGGACAGACCTAAAAGTGAACTTGCTTATCGTGTTC